AATTGAAATCCGCCTATACCGTCACGACAGAGTAGTCAATGACCAGAACTCTGCGACAACATAGGCTCTCTCAAATAACAAGGAAAGTAAAATAACATGCCAAAATTCATAAGACAAGGGGACAACACCCTTATCGGGAACAACACATTTAGTGGAACAAACACTTTTAGTGGTGCAACTACCATCTCAGGCGTATTGACCACTACAGGTGGAACATCTCGTGTCGTAACACAGAGCGCTTTAGTAGGCGCAACAGTTGTACTAACAGCCGCTAACTCAGGTAGCGTAAACATTAACCGTTCGACTAGTGGTACTCCTTCATGGACACTACCAACTAACGTAGCTGGTTTGACTTACACCTTTGTAGTAGCTAACGTCACGGCTGGATTCACTGTCACAGGTGGAACTATCAAAGCTAAGGCTAATGCAGCTGGTGCAGCTATCTCAGGTACTACCTTGACTAATACTCAAGGTACAGCAGTCGTGGGTGACACAATCACTCTCGTAGCTGACGGTACTAACTGGGTAATGGTTGCACAAAGCGGAATCTTCGCAGCAGCGTAGAGCTAACTAACGGTGGTCTAACGCCACTGATTACAGAGCCCCAGGGCATGACTGTAACGGCAAAACAACCACCACTAAACTAAAGAAAGAAGGATATTAAATTGCCAACAATCGGAGAATTACTCAACTCGAAGTTCAACAAGGCTTTCAAAGACCAAACCCTCACAGGTGACAACACGACCGTATCTACGCCTCTATTCAGAGTAACCGGCACAGTAAAAGTTACTCAGCTATATTCAATAGTAACTACCGCACTAGGCTCAAACGTAACTGCAACACACTGGCGTACGAACGACCAGACTGCCCAGCTACCAATATCAGCAGCAGCCGGGACAACCATATCTAGCTTTTCGGTAGGTTCAAAACTTACTCGCAAGAGCTTAGTGTCTGTAGCCCTTACAGCCGACAACTCATTAGCAGCTAAGGTTATTGACCCAGTTGCAGCGACAGCCCCAGATGTATACATGCCATTTGAGGTAGTACAAAAGACCGCTGCCGTTCAAACTGACATAGAGTTTACCTACACGACTACAAACACCCCAACATCAGGCGTTATTCGACACTTTGTTGAATGGCAACCAATGAGCGACGGTGCAACATTAGTAGCGGTGTAAAGTAGTATAATGGGTTAGAGTAATACAGCTCTAGCCTCAGTAAAGGACAATATGGACGGATTTGATCGACTAAAACAGGTTCACCAGGACAAACAGGCTAAGTCTGACGACGAGCAACGTGAAATTGAAAAACAGGTTGCCAACATACAGCTCCAAGAGACTGTGGTTAAGTCTTTCAGCTATTTAGTAGATTACTTGGACAAGAAGGTCACTAAGACCGTTGTAACCAACCAGTTACGCTCAATAGGCACACCAGACGCTCTAAAGGTAGAACAAGCCGTAGAAAGCCTACATACAACGCTCAAGACACACAAGAACACTGACCTCGACCCAATGACCAAGCTAATGCGAGAAGTTTTGTCAGAGGCTAAGAAGATACCTAAAGAGCTACCGAAGTCAGAGAAGCAACAGTTCGTTGATTACTCTAAACAGCTTGAAAGCCTCGGACAGGCGGTGTTAGCTGTACAAAAAGTAGTCAAAGAGCAGAAGCTAGTAGTAGAACCTACCGACCTCAAGACTGTTGAAATGGGGCTAAAGAACGTCCACGATGCCGTCAAGGGCAAGCAAGTAGACTTAAAACCACTCCAGACCAGCATTAAAGAGGTAGTCAAAGCCGTAAACGGTGTAGTTATACCTAAATACAAGACTGATAACAAAGAGGTAGAAAAGCTACTCAAGAAGTCACACAAGTTACTAAAAGAGATTATTGACAAGCCAGTAGGCGGTGGTGGAGGTGGAGGTGGTACAAGCTGGATAGCAGTCAACACTGCCGGTACGCCGATCCCGATACAGCTAGATGCTGATGGTAAACTCCCTGTATCTGGTGCATTTGGCGGTGCCGGTGGTGCAACCTCTGCCGTCACACAAGTGGGCGATGCTACCACCTCAACAACCCTAAAAGCCCTGAACGCTAATCGGATTAGATTAACTATAACTAATGATTCTAGTGCAGTGCTGTATGTTAAAGAGGGTGCAACAGCTTCAGCTACTTCTTATACCTATAGACTAGCTCAGTATGACGCTGTAATAATTGATGATTATACGGGAGTAGTAAACGGTATCTGGGCAAGCGATGCCGGCGGATTTGCCTACGTTACGGAGATTACTCCATGACTATGATTATACGAGCCCCACAACCGCTTACCGAAGTATCAGTCAACGCCGCACTTGATACGCCATGGATAATTCACACCTCAATTACTACATTCTCTGATTTATTCGGCGGTACAGTTAATCTAGGCACTGGCTCTGAAATTAAATTAGTTTATAAAAGAATGGGTCGTAGCGTACAAATGCACATCTACTTTAAGATAGGAGCATCACCAACTTGGGGTAATGGTGGGCCACTTTTTATACCTATCGCTTCTCTGCCTGTTATACCGCAAGCACCACCAGCATCAGCTAGTTACGCTACACCAGGAGGATTCGGGTATTTGAACGATAGTTCTATCCCTGCGACTGAACTTGTTGCCCCTGCTCTTGTACAGGCTGGAGGAGGAGACCCTATCTTAGGATTTATTACCCAGCCAGGTGACGGTAATGTCGGTAACTTATTTACACGAACTAACCCCTTACCGATAGTCGAGGGTACAACTTATCAGGGCTATTTAGTCTACGAGGCGGACACAGCATTATGAGAAACCGTACCTTAAAAGTAGTTACTACAGCTGTTGGTAACATCGGGGTAGGCGAGGATAACCTAATGACCTACGCTGTAACTGCTAATCTTATGACCTTTAACGGCGAGGGCTTTCAGTTCAGAGCATCAGGTACGATAGCTAATAACGCCAACGCTAAACGTATCAGAGTAAAATACGGAGCAACTACTATATTAGATACAGGTGCATCAGGAATTGCTGTATCAACTGCCTATGATTTCGTAGTAACAGGTCAGGTTATTCGGACAGGTGCAACCACCCAGAAATGCGATGCAACATTAGTAGCCGGTTCAACAGTTTCAATTACCGACTTTGCGACCGCAGCCGAGACTCTTTCCACTGCAATCACGCTCAAGATAACTGGCGAAGCCGTAACCGATAACGACATAGTACAAGAAATCTTCGTAGTCCAACCAGTTAAGTCGGCTGTATAATAAAAGAAAGCACTAATGAAGTATAGACTAACATTTGCGACAATACTGCTTGTATTGGTTTTAATGTGTTATACTACACTCAATAAACCTCTAGCCCATCAAGGCAAGGGATATAGCGAAAGCACTATCTTTACCGAGACTCCGGACGATAGAAGTAAAAATAACTTTTATTGGAGAATTATTATGGGAACAGGAATTTTTGGATGGAACCCAATCGGTGCAGTTTTTGGTAACAATCAACCAGCCGCTAAGAGTCCTTACGCTGACTCTAGTAGTGTGGTGGTCGGGAGAGCTGATCCTCAACCAAACTGGATGAACACACAAGCGGTTGAACCTGGGCGGGGTCTCCCACAAATATATAAAAGACCGCCAGTAAGCGGTGGCGGTGACAGTGCGTATTCCGGTGGCGGCAATAACAACAGTGGCGGTGGCGGCGGTACATCACAAGACGTTGCACAATACGACTCGTTAATCGGGCAACTACAAGGCCAGCTAGGGCGAGCAGATACAGGGCTTAACCAAGGACTGACCGGCTTGAATGACAGTTTCAACAGAGAGTCTAGCCGAGCCAACGAACAACGCTCACGAGCCTTAGAGGGCTTTGAGACCCAGCGAACAGATACAACTAACGACAAACTAAAAGCAGTTGGAACGGTGAACAGTAACGCACGAAACCTAGCCGACAGTGTTAGACGAATACTAGGTCTAGCATCAGGTTCAGGCTCAAGTGCATACCAATTCGCAGCACCGAACGCAGTAGCACGAACCGCCAGTACCCAAAGAAGCGGTGTAAACGACACATTCGGTAAGAACTTCCGAGCCCTGGACACAGCCGAGGACAATGCGAAGGTAGACTTCCAGAACCTATTAGATGACCTATCTGAACAACGAAACTCTAAGGAGTCAGGCTTACGAGCCGGGGTCATAGAGAACAAGAACTCAATAAGTCAAAGACTGGCATCAGCAGCCAATGACCGAGCCAGGCTTACAGGTGCTAACGGTGTGGCAGCTCAACAGCCATTCTTAAACGACATCAATAGTCGCAACGCTGAACTAGACGGTCTATTCGCAAGGTTCAGGACACCATACAATATAAAGCCTGTAAACGTGCAGACACCAGACCTAGCTAAGTACACAACAGACAGGGCATCAATCAACGCCAACAACCAGGGCGGTAACAGTCCGTACAGCCCATACGCACAGCCGCTGAAAAGGAAGTTTGAGGAAGCAATATAATGAGTTTTTTGAAGGATCTATTTAACCAAGCTAATCCATTTGATGGCGGTAAGACATTTAGCAGTTCACAACAGCGACCACAATTACCACAACGTAAAATGGCTCAACCAATGACACCAAAAGTAGGTCAAGCACAAGTACCATATAGCCAAGATACAGCAGACGAGTATAATGCTCACCCTGAAAGATTTTTTGGCAAAAGGGCAATTGATCCCAAGCATTTTGGCTATCCAGAGGACATCAGTCAGTACGGCGGCAGGCAGCAACAAAACAGTGGCGGTGCTGAAGACGACATGTTAGTGAATACACGCAAGGGACAGATGCCTCTCAGTTCAGTTGAACCTGGACGCTGGTGGCAGAACCCCGAAACAGGGTTCACCCCGCAGCACCTCAACAAAAGATACGAAGACGGTTCCGGCTATAACGAGGTTGGCCAACCGTACCGAGCATTTGACGACTCACCAGCAGACTATGTAAGGAAACTACTAGGTCTATAAGAAAGGAACGCTAATGTCATTCCTGAAGAAACTCTTTGACCAGGCGAACCCGCTCGATGGCGGTAAATCGTTTCAGAACCAAAACCCACAAAGAGCACCAGCTAGAACTCCACCACCTAGTAACAACAGGGGTAGTAACAACGCACCTAGACCACGCCAAGGGGTACTAGACCGTGCTAGAGATGTATTTGACCCTAACACTGAGGCGGATAAGTTCAGGCGTGTATCTCAGGGCATGCCAAGGGATTACACTGCACAGCAACTACAAAAGGATGCAGAGGCGTTAAAAGACCCCAAGAATAGAAGCCTAGTAGACCAGCTACTCAACAACCTGCAAGGTGGCGCTATTGAAACTGTAGCTAAAGTACCTGGCTCACTAATAGATTTGAAAGCCTCATTCGATAACACTGTCCCAGGTAGGGTGCTAGACATAGCCAACCCGATGAACTATGGGCAGAACATAGTTGAGTTTGGCAAGGACGCTTTAACTGGCAAGCCTCTAGGTACTACCAACGAGGTGAACAACGCTGAACTGCAACGAGTGGGTAGGGGTGCTAACGACTTAGTAGAGAGTAAAGTTCAGCAATCTAGGTACGGACAACGAGAGACTGATAACAAGTATGCTGCTGGTGCAAGCAGGGCTATAGGTGGCGTAGGTGCTCAGGTAGCGACCACCATAGCAACTGGTGGCGGTACTGTACTCCCGTCGGCTCTAATGGGTGCTAGGACATTCTCTGATGCCCAGAAGCGAGCTAAAGAAGCTGGACTGAGTGATGACAAGGCTTTCGGTGTCGGAGCCGTCCAGGGTAGCGTAGAGGCGGCACTTGAGAAGGTAGGGCTTGATGCCTTGAAGTTCCCAGGTGGCGGTAACCTACTCACAAAAACAGCGAGTCGGTTCTTAACCGAGGGTACACAAGAGGGTACACAGCAAGCAGCTTCCAACCTTATAACTAATAAAACATACGACCCAAGCCAGGGCTTGACAGAGGGTGTAGCGGAGTCAGCACTATTCGGTGGCATAGCCGGTGGTGTAGCCGGTACAGGCTTTGACTTCGCTGGCGGTAGAGGCAAGCCAACCACTAACTTAGTAAAAGACCAAACCCCACAACCTACTAGTAGATTAGTCGGGCAATCTCAAGCAGCACAGCCTACAGTAGCTGACTTATCCACAGGCATACGACCAGATAATGATGCTCAGACACAGTTTGAACAAGCCTACAATGCTGGCGATTTCAAGTCGGCTCTAAAAGCTACCGAGGGCATACAAGATCCGAGCTTAAAGGGCTTCTTGCAACAGGAGATCGCTGACGCTAAAAAGTCTAGCCGCAACAGGTTAGGGCTTAAGAAGTTGAACGAAGACGGGTTTGTAGCAGGCCCCCTAGCACTTGACTTCAAAAAGCAACAAAAGCAAGGCAGAGTCTTTGACGGAGTAGACGGCAAGCCACGGTTTGAGGTAAGTGATAAGGGTGCGAAGGTAAAGGACGCTGACTTATCAAGTGGTGGATTTCTTGGTGATGTTTTAGAACACCCTAAACTGTATAAACAATACCCTGGCATGAAAGATGTGCCTATTGAAATAGACTCAAAACTTCCAAAAGGCAGTGCAGCACTAGATGACAGAACTGGGACATTAAAGATAAGCGATAGTTTTGCACAGGAATCACAGACAGTAAAAGCTGATGTATCTAAAATCTCACGGCAGCAAGTTAATACAAAACTTAAGGAACTTGGATATTCTCAAAAACAAATTGATGCAGATACAAAGGGAGTACCGCTGCAAGAGGTAATAAAACTAGCGTTTTCACGACGAGAGATAAACTCGCTTGCAGGATTAGAGAATCCAGGCTTTATAAAGACATTAACGCCAGAATCAAAGGGCAAGCTTTTACATGAGATACAACATGAGATACAAGGCTATGAAGGCTTTTCAAGAGGTGGTTCACCAAAGAATTCTACGGGTAAAGCGATGCAAGACTACCGCAACCTAGCCGGAGAAGCCGAAGCACGAGCAGTATCAGCTCGTAAGGACATGACTGATGGGGCTCGTCAAACTAAACCTTTCTACGACTCCCTAGACGTAAAGAAAGAAGACCTCAATATACGAGATGGTAAGGGTATGGCTATGAGTAAAGCCAACCCAAAAAACAAAGTATTCGCTGACGGTACTATAGAGCTATCAAAAGCAAAAGCAAAAGACTCAACCCAAGCAACCCCACAAGCACCCACGGTAGAACAAAGTCCTGTTGATTCATTACCTAATAGTAGCATGCTTGAAGCTAACACCCCTAAACCCAGCCCTAAAGCCCAACAAGTAGCCCGACAACTAGAGGATGCAGGGCTTAAGCCTAAGCCTAGACTTCAAGACTCCCTAGACAGTAAGAGTACAAAGATACGGGCTAACGATCAAGAAACTTCACAGCGTACGCCACGATCACAAAGAACCCCAGTAGAAAAAGTAAATATCCAAGATAAAACATCATTACCTAAGGATACTACTAAAAAGACACAGGTCAAACTTAACACCGATAGACTCAATATGGACGGTGGCTATGATGCTATGGCTAAACTTGATAAAGAAACCGCTAGCACAGTTCAGAAGTTAACTAATGAAGAAGTTGAAAGCATAGCTAAGGGAGCGGGGCTAGACACTAAAACATATTCAATAGGCGAAACAAAGACTAAGATAGCCGAACAGCTCAATGTACGCCAAGACGCAGTAAGACTTATGAATGAAGCCGAGGTTGCACGAAAAGCTGGTGATGTGACCAAGGCAGAATCATTATTAAAAGAAGCAGCTGCACAGGGGCGTGTCAGTAGGACGCAAGGCACAGACCTAGCCCGACAACTACAGGCTCGTAGAATTATTGCTAATGAACTAGACACCCCACAGCAACGAATATTTAAGCTATTCGATGAGGCTGGGGTAAATCCTGATGTATATACAAAGAGACTAGCAGACGTAGACTTCGGCGACTCTAAAGCAGTGGTTTCTGCTTATAGAGAGTTAGTACCCGCTAGAGCTTCACAATGGCTAGACACCGTACGGTACAACTCGATGCTCTCTAGTCCACTTACTCAAATGGTCAACATTTTTGGTAACGCACAGGGGGTTCTAGGCGTAGCACCCGTAGAAAAGACTCTTAGAGGCACTATAGACGCTATCGGTGGTGCATTCGGAAAAGAACGCAAATATGCTGCTGGTGAGGGATTGGCGTATAGCAAGGGTTCTATAACCAACATTCGCAACGCTACTATCAACTTTAAGGACGCATTAACAGGCGGGGGTAAGTATTCCAACCCTGACTTTGACGACTACAACATACCACTTGCGACTAAAGGCATAAAGGGTGCAACATATAAGACATTGTCGTTCCCTATGCGTGTGCTTGACGGTATGGATAAGTTCTTCAGGACAATGGCGAATGGTGGCGAAGAAGCTGCGTTAGACTCACGGACTAAAAAAGGTATCAAATTAGGTGGCAACAAATCAGCATTGATAGAGGAAGAATCAGCTTATAGAGTATTCCAGGCTGACTCACATAAACCAGGGCAAGGCATAGCATTAGACGCTATGGACAGTTTCGCAGATATTGTAATGAGCGGTAGAAACAGTAAAAACCCAGTTATTTCTACCGTATCTAAGTTCACTGTACCTTTTGTCAGGACAATCAACAATATCAACAAACAGGGAGTGATTGAATACTCGCCACTCGGCATAATAAATATGAAAGGTAATACAGACAAAGTTACGGCTTTGACTCGTGCAACTATGGGTACGGCAGTCTTTGGACTATCCGCTATGCTTGTCGGTGCTGGAGATATGACGTGGGCTGAACCGAGAGACGCAGAAGAACGCAACAGATTTAGAGCCGAGGGGAAACAACCCTATTCAGTAAAAATTGGTGGCAAGTGGGTAGGCTTCTCTAAGCTCCACCCGTCTATATCATTCCCTATGGCAATGGTTTCTGCGTTAGACGATGCTTTCAATAAGGGCGATATTGACCAAAGTTTTATAGATAAGACCATAGAAGCTGTCTCTAAATACGGCAACTTCATGTCTGACCAGTCCTATGCTAAAAGTGTTGGAGATACATTAGGGGCAATCGGTGGCAACAAAGAAGACATAGCAAGAATGGTGTCTAATAATATTCAGCAGGTCGTACCGTTTAGAGCTTTTACTGGCTGGGTAGCTAGAATGACCGATAGCACAGAACGCAAAGTAGACACAACCCAAAACTACTTTGACCAACAAGTACAATCTTTGATGCAACAATACCCAGGACTTAGACAAAAAGCCCCGACCAGAGACTATCGAGGCGAGCCGATACCTGCTAATAACCCAGGGTTAAACGCTTTCTCACCAGTTAGGGTGACTAATGACAGAGGTGTAAATCCAGTAGACGCACAGCTAGATTCTATAAAAGAAGCCACTCAGGCCGACCCACTATTGGACAAGAAACAAACCAAAGAGATAGACGGCCAAGTGGCTAAGATTCTGTCTACTGCTCAAGCTGACTTAATTCAAAGCTCTAACTTCCAAAAACTAAGCGATGCCGACAAGAAGTCTAAGCTCTCTAAGTTGTCAACAGATATACGAGCTGTCGAAAGACGCAAGTATATGGCAGATAACCAAGTAGGGGAATATGCACAAGACTTTAGCGGGAAAGCATCTAAACTAACCAAAGACCAGAAATCATTGATACAGAGTGGTAACATAGATACTTCCAGATACGCAAGTGACGCTGGCGAAATCCCCAAAGGCATGAACAACTATGACGTACAAACTTTAGAGAGATTCGCTGCCCTAGATGATACCGAAAAGGACGATGTTATCCGTACTGAAAAGGACGCTGAATATAAACTTACTCTTGCTCAGTACGAACGAGACAAAAAACTAGGTAAAATATCTAAGGTTGAGGACTTAAAGAAGTCTAACGAACTAGCCAAAGCTAAGGTTGGCAAAGACTACGACAAAGAGATTAGGGAGTTCTACTCACTTAATAAGGGCGATATTTACGACTACGTTACTAATGAAGATGACGGCAAGGAAGTTGCTGATAAACTCCTAGCCTATGATGACGCTCAGGTCAAAGCAGGTGTTATTGAGAAGAACAAGTTTAGGGACAAGAACGGCAACGTGAAGTTTGACACAGATAGAAAAGGTGGCAAAAAGGGCAAGGGCAAATCAGTGGCGGGGGGTTCTCACGATATAGCCAAGTTTATGTCCATGGACGCTGCACAGAGAAAACAGCTAAGGGCGTTGGTCAATTCAGCCAAGGTAACAGGTGGCAAGTCCGGCAGAGCGAGTGGATCTAAGGTCGCTATGCGTAAACCTAACGTCGCAAGATTAAACGTAAAGAAAGGAAAATAATGTGTTACAATGAACTAAACCGGTCAGGCATGATATTGCAACGGGATGAAAGAGCGAGTACGCTATCATGACCCTGACAGAATTCTACGAGAGAACATCATACACCCTCAGAGGTACAGACGAAGATGCCCCGACACATGGCGACGAAGACGCTGTTTATTGGCTTAATACACTGAACCGTAAGAAGGACGAGCTGTACGAAGATGTTACCCGAAACTGGCGTAATACCTTTGAACAGACCTCACCTAATGAACCTGGCACAGTAGCCACCACCGCCACGACTACCCTAACTGGTACTTCCACGTTCTTCACTGATTACAAGGTGGGCGATACAGTTACAGTCTCAGGCGAGACAGTCCGAACTATAGCTACTATTACCAGCAACACCGTGCTAACAGTAACCGTAGCCTTCTCGAACACAGCTTCTAGCCGGACATATACCCATGCTAATATCATCGCTACAGGCGTACAGAGCTACAGCATACCGAGGACTTTGCTGACACCAAGCATAAACCCCTATGTAACCGATACTTCGGGCAACAGGATAGATTTGAACCTGATTGTTCCAGAAGAGCAGAACATCAATCACCAAGAGGTTTACCTAAATGATGAGTTCCCGACTGTCCTGACATTTACTGTTGCGATAGCTTCAACAGATAACATGATAGGTGGCACACTGAATATCCCTGGTTACTACATGCCAGCCGATTTGACCGCTGCGACAGACATATTGCCATTCCCCGATGCTAACTGGGCGTGTTTGTCAGTAGCCGCCGAGATAGGCTTCAACGACATCACATACGAAGATAAAGTCGAGGGGTTGAACACTAAAGCAAACAACCTATACGCTCAAATGGTTCGTAAAAACCGCAGTCTGGTATACGGAAATACTCGAAAAGTGCCAACAGTTACATACAAGCTAAGAGGATTCTAAAGTGCCATACCCTCTTACTAATACTCGAAGCAAGAGGAAAGCTCGAAGGATTATTAACGTCCACCAGAATAAATTCCCCAAGGGTTACAACTCACAAATAGACAACTCTAGGCGACCACTCGACTCTCTTTCAGACTTAACGAACATGGAGATAGTCCAGGACAACGTAGCTCGACCACGACCACCACTGGTAAGGTATGGCACACAGCCAGCTAATACAGTCATTGGTCGTGGGTCAATACGCTACGGCGGTACTAGAAGTATCATCTGGATGCAGAATCTAGCGGGAACGGGAAAGCTTTATAAGCAATCGGACGGTGGGGCTATCTCCTTGCTAGGTGGTAGCTACGATAACGCTGCCTGGGCTAGTTGCGTTCAATCTAAGAGCCGGGCTTACATATATAATGGGGTGAACAACTTGAGCTATATCAACCTAGTAGATAACTCAGTCAATACATACACAGCCCTAACCACTCCAGCTATCACATCAACAGTAAAAACCGCTATGGCGGGTTCAACATTTACTCATTTTTACCGAGTATCAGCCAACAACGCTGTCGGTGAGTCAATCGCTTCTGTTGCAGGTTCTGTAACGTCAGGTAAGGTTAGGGATGCCTGGATTGAAAACACCGACTTCATAACGATTACTCTAACTGCGGCAGTAACAGGTGCTACAAGCTATACTTACTACTACGGCGACTCAGCTACTACGCTAGAAGAGCTTTATACAGTATCAGGCAACGCCAATATATCATTCATAGACTACGGTACTCTAGCCACTAACCCATTCAAACTTGCCCCAGAGGGTAACTCAACAGCCGGAGTTGTATTTAACTGGATGTATAACGATGCCAAGAACTCTCAGGTATTCGGGATAACCGCTGACAACAAAATGTATTATTCAGCCCCAGGAACAGGCGACTTTAGCCCTTACAACGGTGGTGGCTTCGTATCAATCGACGAAGGTGGAGACACCGAGCTTAACTTTGTAGACGGATTCCGCAACGGTAAAGGCGATGCTGTGCTTACGGTATCAGCCAAAGGTGCTGCCGGTAGGGGTAAATTATTCCACGCAGCCCAGGCTTCACTAACTATCGGCGACCAAATTATTACTTACTTCGATGTGTATGAGGCTAACGGCCAATCAGGAACGTATGCCCCAAGAGGCACAGTTAAGGCTAGGGATGCACTCTACTACCCGACTGGATTAGATTTTAAGTCTACTGGAACGTCTCAGAACATCGTGAACGTCCTTACTACTAATACAGTCTCTCAGGCTGCCGAAGCCGATTTACCAAATATAGCATTAGGGTCGCTAGACAAGTGTGTTGGCCTCGAATACCAAGATAAGATTTATTGGGCATTACCAATAGGATCGACCGAGAACACTGAGATTTGGTACACAGATTTAGCTAGAAAAGGTCTATGGGTGCTTAGGTGGCCTATAGCTGCCAAAGATATGTGGCTATATGAAGATAGTAGCGGTAACACTCACTTCTGCGTATTAGTGAATAACATCGTCCTAGAGTTTACTAGAATCGGCTCACGAACGCATGTTGATGATAATGTGGCTTGGCGTAGCCGGGTGGCCTTTGAATCCCTAGTGTGGGATGAAGACGGAATTATTCTAGGTAAAATTAGAAACCAATACTTTAAACTACTTGAACCCAAAGGCACGGTGACAGCTAACGCCACTGGCTTAACTAGGCGAGGTGTCCAACAAGCCGCTGGTACGGATTCATTCACAGTGACAACAACCATGACCGGAGTAGGCGAGTGGCAGTACGGCGGAGCATTTCTAGCATCAAAATCAGCTCACTACTACGGTCAAGACGTAGGCGAAGTCAAGTCTTATGGCAAGAGTATTGCGGTACTGAAAGTAAAACCGAAGGGCTTGCTGGCACAGCTGGACTGGGAAGTTATTGCCGATACAGCTGGGTCTGATTACATACTGAGTGCCGTGAACACTAGAGGGATTGCTCTTGACGAGTTAATACTGAAAACATGATAAAATATAATATGAAAGAAGGAAACTAAAATGCCTGCCGCAAACACAGATAAACTTATGGAAGTCGGGTTATCCACAGCCACAACACTATCAGCACCTGGTTATACAATTGCTGGTACATCAATAACCGTCGGTGCTACTACAAACTGGCCAACGGCAACTGGAATGGTCTTTGCAATGGACACTGTGACCGTTGTCGGTGGAGTAGAAGTCCAGGACGCAGGAAGTTACAACGAGTTTATAGGCACAGTAGCATCAGCTACATCTATCACAAATGTTGACTGGGTAGACGGGAACGCTGACAGGAACTACTCCGCAGGTGCGTCAACAAGAGTTTACATCCCCGTCTCAAAGACAAGAGAGAACAGAATTGTAGAGTGGGGTCTTGTAGAACACAACCAAGCAGGTACTCACTCGGCTATCACTGCCACATCTGTGACGGTTGCTACTGGCAAAATCACCACTACAGCCGTTGGAAAGCTTGAAGATATGGCCGTCCCTCTGACCACTTATCGTACCAATTACCTATTCGACTTTGTGGCTTCTGGCGGCGTGTGGACAGCTGATGGTGTTGGGGCATCTCTTAACGCTTCAATGACAGCCATGATTTGCTACATAAATGGGCGGAGACTAAGTATCGGTGCAGTCACAGCTAGAGCTTTCACGACCAACGTAGACACCTACATAGATGTGCTTGATAACGCTGACGGAACAGGGACACTCGTTTACACCACAGCAGCGACTAACGCAGCCAGTTCAGCCTTAGCCGCCAACTCACTCAGGGTAGGCATCATCCAGGCAGCCGCAACAATTACTGCTGCAACAAAGGTAAACCAAGGTCAAGAAGATAGAGTATTCCCTATCGCCTCATCTATCCCTTATGCCGTCACTGACTCACTAGGTAACTTGATTTGCCCAAGAGACCCAAGCCGAAAGGTATTGGGGTACAGGCGGATTCTCTCAAGTTTTACTACAACTTCTAGCACAGTAACCCAGGCCACGGGGTTGAGTTGTCCAGTGATAGTACCTGCCAATCGAAAAGTCAGGGTTAGTTTTAATGGCCAACTTTTGAATGATACTAACAGCAACTACGAGATAGTTTCACTCTGGGACGGTGCTGTCGTGACCGGCACCAAATTAGCCGAAACGTCCTTTTTAGCAGCAGACAATAGTGCAACATCGGCTGGAGCGACGGCAGCTGTCAGCACCCCAGCAACTGCCTCTAAAACGTACAACGTCGGCTTGAGGAGCAGCAACAACACGAATGGCGTACAAATTCAGGGCGATGCCCTCAACCCTGCCCACATTCTAGTGGAGCTAGTCTAATGAATGACTTTCCCACAGTAATATCAATAGGTGGTTACCTAGTAGGGGTGGCTGGAGCGACTGTAATGCTGTTTTCCAGGGTAAAAAATGAGAACCTTAAAGACCTCCAAGAACGAGTGAGAATACTGGAGTCTGAGCGGAGTGAAGCCCGTGAGCAACATGTTGCTAACCGAGAGGCTATTGGAGCATTACAGGGTAAGCTAGACGCTTACAAAGAAGTCCCGCTCAAGTTTATCCCCGAAGCATTGGAGCAGTTGATTAAAAGTAATAATTTGATACTTGAAACTCTCCAAAGCTCTGCGATTACATTATCAGCCGAGAAGCATGGTGGCGGATTATTAGTCAAAACTACGGGCAAGAAACCCCTAGATGTAAAACCAGTAAAGGAGTAAATCATGCAGAAGCCTACTAACAATGCTGTCACCCAGGGCAAGCATGGGCAGTACAATGCCGTAGACTATGCTGCTAATCCTGATATAAACGTCTATGCTCCAGAGGACGGTACGATTTCTGACATCAATCCCAATAACGGTAACTGCGGTCGGAGCTTCAATTTACAAGGGGCTACTGGTAGGCATGGCTTCTGCCACACAGAGGAGTATTATGTGAGTAATGGCCAAAGGGTCGTTCGGGGACAGAAGCTTGCTAAGATGGGCTACACTGGCCTCACAATCCCTAAAGGGCCAGGCGGTCGGCATCTTCACTGGATATTAAACAGGAACGGGATTTGGGTGTACCCACCAGATTATGTGAACGAAGCATTTATTAAACAAGGAGAACCACCTATGAATAACGGTGACGTAGTAAATATATATAGAACATTGTTGGGGCGTGACCCTGACCCAAGCGGTCTAGCAGCCTATACTGGCAAGGACTGGAAAACGGGCTTTTACTCAATCACTGGCAGTAAAGAGTTCGGTGAACGTATGGCCAACCTTTCTAACACTAATCAGGCAGTGGCAGCCCTCAGAGCAGCACTAGAAGCCGAGAAAGCTAAGCCAGCCAAAGAAGTGATAAAAGAAGTAGAGAAGATTGTAGAAGTCATCAAAGAGGTACAAGTAATCAAGGAAGTACCAGCCCCTACCGACCCCAACGACATCGTGCTTAATAAAGATAGTTTTTGGGATTGGCTTAAGAAGCTACTGCCAGGGAAGAAATAGCCATGCTAAAGAGAATACTCTACTTCCCGTATAATGTGCTAGTAGCCAACTACCAGCTAAAGTGTCTGGTATTCGACGGCCAAGAAGATAGTAATTATAAACTGAAAGGATAGATATGAAAACATTAGAATTACAAAAATATAATAAACTCTTTGTAGCCCTTGTGGGTGCAGGAGTACAACTGCTTGGCATTTACTACGGTAGTGCAGAGTGGTTCCCAGTAGTAGTAGCATTCGTAACAGCAGCCGGTGTGTACCAGGTTGCCAATAAAGGAGCATAATCAGTTAATCCGCACCGTCTTGTAATAAGCCGTGGCCGGAGAAGCATGGTCTCATTATAGACTTATATTGACAATAAGTTTTGAGTGGTTTACTATCAAGTTTGGGTATTGTGCTGTGTGGTGAACTCGATGTGATTTTCCTACGAATCGTTTGTGTCAAGTTCACCGCACAAGTACCTAAGACAAACAAAGAACCCCCAACCATTTCGGAAGGGGGTTTCGTGTTTCCTACTGCATTCAAACCAACGGCTTGATAACTTAAGTATATATCACACGGTCAACATTGTGAATAGTCGTTGCTAATCAGCACCGTCTTGTAGATCCTTGTGCCAGCCTAAATCTATATTCTGCTGGCTAAGGCTATCCTTGTATTCTTTTAAGCCGTTAATAGCGGTGGTGGCTTCCTCTACGCTCATTGCGTCTAGGTACTGCTGAAACTCCTCCAGGGCTTGTAGTGCTTCGGGGTCTGTGTCGTGTTCTAGCCATTCTTTCTCACGCTCTAGTTCGTTCTCATATTCAACCATTTCACTATCTACTCTGCTCCAAAAATCATCTCGTTCGCTCATAAATTACTCCTTAATAGTGTTAGTTCGTCAAACTCGTAAATCACAGGCAGTAGACCATACTCATCTTCCTGCTTCCAGCCCTCGGTGTCTGGCTCTGGGTTTGACGCATCCTGGGGCGGTCTAAGAGCCAATTGGCTTAAACACGCCTCAATGCCCTTAACTTGTGCTTGCTCTCGTTCCAGGTCAATCTGAGGTCTCTCACCGCCCACTACGATGAACGCCTTTTCTTCTTCGTTGCGTTGTATTAAGATAAGATTTAGTTCGCTTCCGGGGTTGGTGGCTCTAGGCATCGTACTCTCCTAGTAAGTAATCATACTCCTCATCCAAGTTAGCCATAGCCCTTTCGACCTCGTCCTCGTCTTCCACTTCTTCAATCACTTCTACATTCTTGGCATCACGAACGCCCTCGAATATCTCATAGTCATGCTTATCGGGATAAGGGCGGTGGATTCGGGGGTAATCTTTTTCAATAAGTTGCACGGCTAGGTCGCTAAAGTCCGGCAGGGTTATGCGGAAAACAAAACCACCTAGCTCTGACTCCCTCTCGAAGTAAACGTGGTCAACGTCTCGATAAGGGGCGGCATGGGTGTATAGGCAGGTGTTCTCGTATGTCAGGTCAATGGAGCCACCACCTGCTTCTATGGGCAAGTACCAACCGCTCTGATTCAACTCGAAGTTATACCGGCTCATAGCTATTTCCCATAAGGTGCATGACCTGTTCCTCTAGGTGTTCCGCCAGCTCTAGGGTGTCTGGTCTACCAACTTGCTGTAAAAAGTCCATGGTGAACAGGGCTGCATCGAACTGCCCTCGGCACGGCTTGTCCATCAGGTAATTTAAGATGTTGTGGATTAGAGGTTGCTTGGGCTTTGGCGGTGGCAACAAGTTGGCGTGTAGCTCTACGTGTCTAGTTATAAGTACTTTATTGGCGACTAACAAGCCCCGGAGTTGCTTTTCTGCTTTGGTGCGGTAGTCGGCTTGTTCCCATAAGTGGTGATGGTTGTTGGTAAGCCGCTCCACGCTATTCCTCGAAAGGTAACTGCGGTTGTTCTGCCTGTTGAGGAGGCTGGACAAGGTGGTCTACTGACTCTCTAGGAATAATCTTATCTAACGCCCACTCGCCTAGCTGCTGGACTAGCTCTCTCACTGGTGAGATTATTTCGTGGTAGCGGGGGCTGCGTTCGCTCATACTTATAATCTATACCTATTATTGGATTATGTAAACTATTGGCTTGCTTATCACTTACATTATACCCTTGAAAAGCCAAACCGCCCACAAGGGACGGCCAAAATCTATTAGGTTCATCTTATATCACAAACGAGGTGCTGTCAATACAGGTAAGTATAGGAATGTGGTAAGATGTGGGCAGTAGAAATTCGTTCTTTAACATCACGGGTCAAGTACAAGCAAAGGAAAGATATGAGTAAAGTAAGGCAACCAGCACCAGCATACGCTAGCCAAGTGCCCTATGCACCAGTTAATTGGACAGACAGGGACACAGTAACTAGACGTATTTGCGATATATTAGAAGCAGTAATGCCAGAAGGCAATCAGTTAGAAAAGACGAAAGAGTTAGTAAAGGAGACGACAAAAGCATATTGGATACAAGTATTCAATGACCAGTTTGATAGCCTACACCCGAATACATTGACGGGGTTTACCTATGAGCGTCAACAGTATTCAGAGGTTATGTGGGAACTTGCAGTAAGATTAGACAAACCAATGGAGACTCCACCAAGCTCAGTTGGACCATAATTAAACACCTTGACCTGTGGTTTTAGAGAACTAATTTATTACATACAGTGTGATACAATAGACCTATCAAGCGAAAGTTTGAGGTCGTTTCAGTCTACGAAAAGCCTTTAAACGGGCTTTTTTTAGTTAATAGATATATTTATAAGTAGATGTGGGTACGGTAATCGTCCTGGTTGAACCTGCAAAGTCATAATTGTTCTCAGATATAGTTACCGAATCTCCTGACACGCTAATCACAAACACAACATGGGCTGACCTCCAACCTATCGCTCCAGCAACAGGCGTGGCTGATACTGTCCAGCCAGCAGATATAGCCGAGGCTTTCCAATTAGATGCGTTGCCCCAGCCTGGAGGCACATACCTATGCAAGGCGACATGTCCAGTACAGCTAGGGTAGTCGTAACCATTCAAGCCACTAGACGCACCCTGGGCGACCTGTGTGGGCTTTACAGGCAACGGTTGTATCTCGGCTATCGGCTCTAGGGCTATAGGCTTAATAGTCTCGATAAGGGCTATCGGTTCGGGGAGCCTACCCACTTCATGCACGATTGGCTGTGGTGGTTTGTATGTCAGGGTGATTGTGCCTAACATCAATGTTTCAATAATCATAGTCAGGAGTGCGGTCGTATCTGTAGCTCCAAATGTCCTTGTTTAAGTGACTGCCTGAAATGATAGCATGGTACCAGTTGAGGCTGTCAATAGGCAATATGTTGTTCAATAGTGCATCTCATTCTGTACCACAACATCAGGCCACCTGGGCTTTCTCTGGCAGTAGCCGCCACCTCTTACGTTGTTCGAGCCGTACTTCATGGCATACTCTATTGTCATGTCGTCCTCAAGTTTAGCGGCCGACTCCTGGGTAATCTCTACTGTCTCTCTGACTTCTACGACCTCTATCGGTTTATGTAGTTTTGTCCAGTTAGCACCCTTGCCAGCCTTGTGTTTTATAAATCGCTTCGTAACATTGTAGCTCATACCAACATACCAACACCCATCTTCTAGCGTCAGGGCATAAAGCTTGACTGTGTTGAGCTTGCCGTTTTTACTGTATTTATAGTTCTTGAGCATCTGAGTTATGTACGCTCGCTCTTTTTTATGTTCCGCTATTAGCTTACCGAGTTCTTGCCTTCTTGCCTTAAGGTTTACTTCTTCTTGCGTAATGACTCGAACTGGCTTCCGTGGCTTACGAGTTATCGTGTCGGGTGGCTTTGGTATGTTTAGATTCGGAACTATTGGCATTATCCCTGCTTCCCTACTACTTGTGTGTGCTACAAGGCTAACGTAGGTTTTAAGTTGATAGTGAACATTGCTTTAACTAAGATGAGTCCCCATTGAAAGCCTAGTGCTTCGCTGACAGGTGGGTTCTGCTCCCAAGGACACCCTTAGTGGTGTAACGATTGAGTATATTGTAAGAAAGCCCGGACCCCACTTAAGGGCATTATTCATTTAGAACAGGAAGGGGCAACCTGAATATACTCAATTAACCGTATGCGAATGTACACTGCTTGACAACCGAAAATAAGTAGCTTACAATGATAAGCACAATTCAGTGCCTATGGAAGCAAGACCGTCTCAATGGCGGTTTTTCTTATTTGCCTATGGAAGCAAACAGTATCTACGACTTTAGCACAGACTTGGCATCAAAGCAACGGCAATGGTTCTTACCCTTAACCTTAATAGCCGGGTTCTGCTGTAGGTGGCAAATGGTACAGATCTTAATAATCATAACTTCCCTTTCAATCAAAGAGCCGGGGGTCTAAAAGGTACGGCATGTACTTGAAAGAGGTATTTCCCCGGCAACCTACATAGTATAACACTCCGAAGCAGTAGCAAACAAAGCCCTGTGGATAAGTAAGCACAGTTGGTATTGCATTGTTCTAAGCACAGGCGTATAATGAGGTAGTAAACATAACGAAAGGTACGGCAAACAGTGAAAATATGCATGTGCGAATACCCAATAAGAAGGCTCGGTACTCAAAACTGCGACAAGTGCAAGGGGGCGATATGAGCCAGAAAGTATGGTTAGTGCCTACATACGTGCAGTTAAACCAGTATATTATCAGCCTAGAGGAAGAAGTGAACAAGCTAGACCCCTCGGCTACAATGTTCGTAAAGTTTGAAATAGCGAAGCTCAAGGGTCTACGAGACTGGATGAGCGACCAAGTAAAGGAGCAGGCATGAGCAAAGCTATTCAAGACACAATGCTAAAGCAGTTAAAAGACCCGTTCGACTCCAAGTTTGTTAAATGGCGAGTCGGGGCTACCGACCAAGCCAAGACTAAAGGCATCGCATTAGCTTACATTGATTCACGAGAAGTGATGAAGCGACTAGATGATGTTTGTGGACTCGGTGGCTGGCAATCTAAACACGTTGCTGTAGACGGTGGATTCGTATGTGAGCTATCTATCAAGATTGATGACGAATGGATCACAAAGTCTAACGCTGCTGGCAACACCAAGGTAGAGCCAATTAAAGGCGGGGCATCTGATGCCCTCAAGCGAGCAGCAGCAACCTGGGGTGTCGGACGATACCTCTACTACCTACCAAACGTATGGGTCCCAATAAAAGCCAGGGGCAAGTCCTATGTACTAGCCGAACAGCCTGAGTTACCAGCGTGGGCTAAACCAAGCCATACAATCGAACGCTGGGAAGATGTTGCAGAGCTAGAAGCAGCAGACGAATCTGGAGCTGACGAGATTGACACAGTAGATGTAGACAAGGTAGCTGACGTAGCAAAGGCCTACAAAAGATGAGTGTCCAGGGAAGCCTAGAGTGGCTACAGGATAGAGTGGGCGTGGCAACAGCATCACGGTTCGCAGACGTAATGACCACGATTAAATCAGGCGAAGCAGCAGCTAGATACAACTACAAGGCTGAGATAGTCGCTGAGAGGCTCACAGGGCTACCCACAGCGAGTTTCACGACAGCACCGATGCAATGGGGCATAGACAACGAACCCGAAGCCAGGGCGGTCTACGAAGCTATTAAGGGAGTCAAGGTTGAAGAGACGGGAATGCTCCAGCACGAAACTATGGAGGCTGGAGCAAGTCCAGACGGATTAGTGGGTGAAGATGGTTGCTTAGAGATTAAGTGTCCGAACACCGCAACTCACCTGATGACAATAATATCAGGCAAAGCACCAAAGAAGTACAACGCACAGATGCAAGGGCAAATGTGGATAGCTAACCGCAAATGGTGCGACTTTGTAAGCTACGATCCCCGGCTCGATAACAAGAACGCAGTGTTTATTGTACGAGTCGAGCGAGACGATGACTTCATTAAGGACTTACAAGACCAGGTCGAGCTATTCCTAAGAGAAGTTGAAGAGTTAATGTTAAAACTGGAGGCTACAGATGAGTAGAGTAATAGAGTTTAGAGCTTGGACAGAGTTTAAGACTATGGTCCATGTGCCCACTGTCAATTTTTCTACGAACGAAGCTTTAATGCCTGACGGTGAATGGTATGAGGTTGTTTTAATGCAGTACACAGGCTTAAAAGATAAGAATGGTGTCGAGATATATGAGGGGGATATCGTAAAAGTACCTTACGTTACACCGCTGGGAGGCTTAACGGATGATGAAGATAATGACAAACGCACGCATGTTGTATTTAAGGATGGCTTATTCGCCCTTGAATACAGCGCTCACGTGGACACGTTAAAACAGTTCTGTAATCGTAAGGAAGGTGAATATATACCTCACTATGGAACACGAAAGATATTTTCAGACACTACTATTCTTGAAGTAATCGGCAACATCTATGAAAACCCTGAACTACTAAACGGAGTCAACAAATGAATAAGTTTCAAGTAGAGGCTATCTTAGAGGGCGTAACACCGCTTAAAGATGGTGGCGTATCACTGAGGTTTCATACCAACGAAGTAACTAAAGACCAAAAGGTCATGCTCATGGAATATTATCAGTCATTCGGCTGGCTATTATTCGGGGCTAACGAACACCAAGAGTCAGATATGCCAAAAGAAATGGCAAAGCGAGACTCAGGGCAATCCCCGTCTCAAAGGCTCCGAGCAGTACTGTTTGTGCTTTGGAAACAATTAGGCGGGACAGGCGAGTTCGAGGCGTTCTACTCACAGAAGATGGAGCAGTTCATCGACAAGGTAAAGGACAACCTAGAATGAAAACTAATATTACAAACGAGGAGGCTACAGATGAGTGATAAGACTATAGACGAGCTACGAAAAGCCTATAAATCTATCGATGACTTCTCCTGGGAAACCTACGTGGGGAAAGTCTACAAAGCTAAACTAAAGGAGAATAAAATGGGTGATAAGACTATACGAGAATTAGTAGAGCGGTTAGTTTACTATCCATTTGACAAGTTTTCTGATGAGCGGAACTACAAGACGGAAGATGAAGCCACCGAAGCCATCGAAGCTCGCATAACAGAAGCAATGCACGAAGCCTGGGGGTCACTACATCAAAACGCAACCTGCTGTGAAGATAAGCACCAGACATTTTTCGGTGCTGTAGTTAGTAGCCCTCAATGGGAATTGTGGCAAAAAAACCAAAGAAAAAACCCTACTAGAGATTTGTCAGAAGTAGAGGAAACGGGTGTCATGTCAGACGGACACTTTCAGGAGTTTCTAAAGTTTTGCCTAACCCAACTAAAGGAGAACAAATGAAAACACAACCAATAACAGAATGGGTGCTGCTGAATGAACCTGAGACACGCAACTCAGACATCGACCTAATAGTAGAGGTATGGAATGCCCAGGGGCTCAACCTTACCAACCAGCAAATTGAGCATCTAAAAACTAGATGTTCTAACCCGGAGAGTATACGCCGAATAAGGCAAAAGCTACAGGAGCAGGGCAAGTACCTGCCAAGCGAACAGGTCGAGAACGCCAGATATAAGAAGTTCGTAGCCGTAAAGGGTGGCATAGGCGTGGCCAACGCTCAGGAAACAGACGAGCTTCTTAACAACAATCGTGCTATCCACGTTGGGCTGGACTATTAGTAGTAAAGAATAATTAAATAATCAAGGAAGGTAGATAATATGCAAACAACAACTAATTACGGCAAGTTCAAGACAATTCAAGGCAACCGGGTCGTAAAGACCAGCCATGTAAATAACTTAGCTAACGCAATCGAAAAGAAAAACTTACTAAAAGTGTTCCCAGTTATAGTAAACGAGAACATGGAAGTTATAGACGGCCAGCACAGGCTATTGGCTGCTGCAAAACTTGGGGTCAAGGTTCCCTATGAGCAGATAGATGGCTTGAGAATAGAGGACGTAATGACAATCAACACATCATCAAAGGGGTGGACAATGATTGACTATGTAAAGGCATACCAGCAACTAGGTCATCCAGACTACCGAGAACTAGAAGATTTCGCCAAAAAATATTCAATCTCGGTTAGCATATCGGGACTGTTGCTATCGGGGGCTAGTAATTTTGGAGGAGGAGGCAAAACAGCTCATCGTATTAAGAACGGCACATTCACAATAAACAGCCGAGGTCGTGCAACTAAAGTGGCCGAGCTGTTGAGCGAGCTAACACCATTATGTGAGTTCACCCCACAGCAAGACAGGAGCCTAGCCGAAGCCGTGTTCGCACTATTCAACATAGACGCATTCGACCCAGAGCGTCTTGTATCTAAGATGCGTAAACACTACTTAAAACTTCAGAAGCGAGCAGATAGTCGGTACTACATTATCCACATGGAGGAATTGTACAACCACCATGCCCAGGACAAAGTAATTCTATACAGAGGACAATAAGTGATCCGCTACACACGAAAAACTAAAAGCATGAAGGACGTATTGAAATATGAAACAATCCCTGAGAACAAATCCAGACGAATCGCTATACCAGACGCTGATAAAGGACAAGCTATTCCTAGCGATCATTGGCATAGACGTGCTGGTAATAATATCAATCGTTCACTTAGATCAAGTCGTAAGGCTTGTAAGCTGGGCGTTAAGAAAATGAAAGACAATACCATGTTAATAGGAGTAAGTATATTTTTAGTAAGTATCTGGGCAAGTGGCTTCATGGCACACGCAGGAATGAGGTTTGAGAGCCTTTTAACGCTAGTAGTAGGATTCATCTTTCTAGTAGTGAGTATTCTGATTGCGAGTAAAAAGTAATGTCCGGCACAATAGCTGGCGGCAAGTCAGCAGCAAAGACCAACAAAAAGAACGACCCTGACTTTTACAAGAAGCTTGGTCGCCTCGGAGGCAAAGCCCACAACAGGGGTGGCTTCACAGATCGTGAGCTGGCCAGGGAAGCCGGGCGCAAGGGCGGGCGGAAAAGTCGCCGTGGCAAGGCTGTGGACAAGTAGGCAAGTTTAGCTTGCATGAAACTAAGCACAGGCGTATACTAGAATAGTAAACTAAAAAAAGGATGCGGCATGAATGAGAAAATAGAATACTACGGGCTAGGGATAGCAACTGGCATACTAATCTTTGCGTTGATCCTGGGCTACTTCATACAAAGGGGTACACTATGACCCCCAAACCCCAAGCTAATAAGACTATAGCCAAGATGATTAAAGGAAAGCGACATGCAATAAAAATGTATAGCTTCGACATCTGGGGTAGCAGTGCTTCAAGCAATATCCAAAAGATAGAAAAACTGAGAGTTGAAATATCTAATCTAAAAGAGTATGGCAGAGAATATCCTACCAGGTGGCAGAAAATTAAAAAGATAGGCAAGCGATGACCACTAAGACTATAGATGAGATACTACTTGAGCTGGAGTCTCACTTTGCGATACCGTCAATAACTGCACCAAAAGCACACGACCAAGCCACCAAAGCTATCGAAGCCCTCATAGCAGAACAGGTCGTAGCCGTACAGAACGAATGGAACGCAGCTATTGATAACTGTCGTGAAGAACAGAAACAAGCTGTAGCAGAAGCAAGGATAGATACAGCCGAAAGGTGCTATAAAGTGGCGTTTGATGCCGAACGTGGCGATGCGTTGGACTGTTTACGGGATGAAATCGCCAAACTAAAGGAGGCTACAGATGAGTGATAAGACTATAGATGACCAGATATTTGCGATAGAAGATTATGTTGGTGGGAACATTGAGGGCATAAGTAGAGTAGATCGCATGGAGTTCACGGTATTCTTACGCCGGACACTTAATGAAGTAGACGCAGAAGCAAGGATAGATGAGCTAGAAAACGCAACAGACAAAGTAGACTGGCGTGATAGCGACGCTACAATTTCAATAAAAGCACTTAAAACATACCAGAGAGTACAAAACCGCCTAGCCCAACTAAAGGAGAATAAATGATGAGTGATTACAAGATAGACAAGAACGTGCCAATCCCTGACAACGGACGGCTCATACTTCCTCTACGGGAAATGCAGGTTGGTGATAGTATTGAGTTCCCAAAAAACAAACGTCCCAACGTTGCTAATATGGTTAATTTTTTAAGCAGAATAGAAAACTTGAAGTTTACCATTAGGAAGACTGGTGATGAAACATGCCGAGTATGGAGACTAAAATAATGACCACTAAGACTATAAGCGACATAATCACTAAACTGAGAGCAGGTAGAGACCCCGATACAGGAGAGCTTCATATAACTGAAGCCGAAGCTGTTGAAGCCATAGAAGCCCGTGAAGCAGAAGCAAGGATAGACCAAACTGAGCTATTACAAAGAGCGGAAGATAAGTTTGGCAAGGTAGACTGGGAAGCCGCAATTTATGAACTAAAAGACCGAAAGAGGTTCGCATGACCCCCAAACCCCAAGCTAATAAGACTATAGATGGGCTACCAAAAGTATGGTCATGGGAAGATTTCAACAATATAGACGGAGTGAGTGGGATGGACACAAGACGAGCAGGGTTCTTACTGTTTGACTTTATAAATATGTTTTACATTGTCAATTTTCAGATTATTCAGAGTAGCGGAGATGGTCGCAATGAACGCATTACTATTGTATATGTAGCACCCCACAAATATAAGGATGGCGAAGTAGAGGAAAAATGGTATGAATATATTAAAGCATGGAAAGGAACTCACTGATGACCCCCAAACCCCAAACCACTAAGACTATAAGCGAGGTGCTAGACATTTTGATTGAATTGGCAGACGAGCATTTTCCTAAAGGTATATCTAAAGAGAGGGGGGAAGCTATGGTTATGGTAGCTTTAGCAATACCTAGACTAGAAGCCCACATAGCAGAAGCAAGAGCAGACGAACGCCAAGCTATGCTAGATGCTTTGCCTGAGAAGCAGAAGTTTCCTACGGCTAGCGAGTGGGATGAACTGGGCGAGCGAGATGCAGAAGTTATAACAGACATTGCCGTTGGCTTCAACCAAGCCATAGACCTAATGGAAGCAGCTATTAAACTAAGGGGAGAAGCTATGAATTGTGTATTTTGTCAAAAAATTGAAGAAGGTAGTGTTGGCTATGTCACGGAAAACGTCGTATCGTTTGAGCCACTAAACCCAGTTACAGAAGGTCATCTACTTTTTGTGCCAGTCAAGCACGTTGAAGATTTTACAGAAGACCCTGAGACATCTAGTGAAGTCATTAAAGCACTGGCAAGTGTTTCTAGTGGGTATACAGACGTAAACCTTATAACATCAAAAGGTGAACACGCCACCCAAACAATCAAGCACCTACATTTCCATGTTGTGCCTAGAGAAGAAGAAGATGGGTTGTACCTACCTTGGACACCTAAACCAAACGGAGGTAGCGATGAGCACTAAGACTATAGATGAGCTGAAAACTTGGTGGCATAAAACTAACGGTACTGGCACGGACGCATGTTCGAAATGCACCCCTAACCATGTTTGCAGTTGGCATACCGAACGATTAGCCGACATTGAAACCCTCATAACAGAAGCAAGGATAGATGAGGTAGAAAACCACCCTAAGAAAAGTGATAACCGCTGGCGAGATGACCGCCTAGCCCAACTAAAGGAGAATAAATGAAAACACTAACCAAAGCGGAACAAAGAATCGAGGCACGAAAAGCCTACGACGCTATCAAAGACCCTGCATTCAAAGCCTACCAAGCTATTAACGAACCTGCCTACAAAGCCTACGACGCTATCACTGACCCTGCCCTCAAAGCCTACAGAGCCAAACTAGTAGAGATTGACGCACGACCACCAGAAGAAATCATCACTGTTGACGGTAGGAAATATAAACTAATGGAGGTGAGTGATGACCACAGATAAAGACATCAAAGCGTTACTAGACCAGTTCCATATACTTCACAAGGTGGACGATTTAGATACCGCTAAGGGGCTTAAAGGCGTTGAGCCTGAAGTAAAAGCCCACCAACTAATTAGGCAGCTCCTAGATAATAGTGCAGAGGATTTCATCAGGTCTGGTTGGGGCAAGCCATGCAGGACTAAGGATACCCACGACTTCCCTGAACTGTTGGGCGACCCGTTGGCGAATAGATGCCCCACCTGCGAGATATGGGAGCATTACTACGATTATGCTCAAGGAATGTATGAGAGTCCAGAGGTATCTACTGATGAGTGATTACCCCAGCGAGTCAGACTTAGGCAAAATCACTAGATGGACTGGCACTTTGCAAGAGTTGATTACATTCGTTCAGTCTATATGGTGGTATGACCCACCAGTTTTGCGTAAGGGTAGAAGTAGTTTCGACCGCAAGCTAGTATTCAAGCTAGAAGTCAGTACGTGGGGTTGGTCTGGTAACGAGGACATCATGGGTGAATTACAATCAACTATGTTTTGGATTGTTTGCTGGCGACTAAGTAAGCGTGGAGGTCATTACGAGTTTGAGATAAATCCTACATTTATGGACGCACCTAATATGGTTTGGGGCGACCCACACACGCAAAAGGACAATACTGATGAATAGACTAACTAATAGTAATTTAGGGGGAGCGGAATAATATGGGTATACCACAAATAATTTACATAGTGCTGAGTGCGATTGGTCTTCTGCTGGCGGCATACTATCACGGCAAGCCGAGGGACAACTATAATTTTTGGACGGTTCTCGTTTCGAGTTTTATAGCCTATGGACTACTAATTTGGGGCGGATTCTTCAAATGACCACCTTAAAAGAAGATTCTAAACAAAGTAAAGAAAGGATTGTATGAGTAAGAATATATTTTTGATGGAAGGCGCTCTATTGGGGGCGATAGCTAATAATGCTGTACGCCAAAGCCCGTATCATCGACCAGATAACCTAGAGATAGTGTTGGATAAATATCATCAGATAGTAGGTGGCAGGTTTAGTAAAGCACCCATGAACGTGTTAGAACTGACCAACCAACAGTTAAAAGATATGGTTAGAGAGTTAGGGCAAATCAAAGAATACACTGCGTGGAATGAACGCAAAAACGGCAATCAATCGCACTATAGCTTCTCTAGCCGATACGATAGTCCAGCCCCAGACAACGACTTTATAGACCTTGATGCACTTGAAGGAAACATACTTAATCAATGCGTCAATGAGGACTAAATGGAATACCCACCTATCATAAGAGAGGGTAGCGAGTGATTATTTGTGGCAATAGCCTATTGGAACTCAAAAGCCTAGAAGCCAACTCGGTAGATAGTGTCGTCACTGACCCTCCGTATGGTTTAAAATTTATGTCAAAGGCTTGGGATTACGATGTACCAACCAAAGAACTGTGGTCAGAGGTACTCAGAGTATTAAAACCAGGTGGTTACCTACTAGCATTCGCAGGTACTCGCACTCAACACCGCATGGCTGTAAACATCGAGGACGCTGGCTTTGAGATACGAGATATGATTGCGTGGATTTATGGCAGCGGATTCCCGAAATCTCATAACATAGGTAAGGCTGTTGATAAGATACAGGGGAATAAGAGGGAATATCTAGGCAAAAACCCAGACGCTAGACCTAACAGTGAGCACACCAATAAGATACTCAGTGGGGCAGTCTCACACCCAGACATCACCAAAGGCTCATCACCCTACGAAGGCTGGGGTACTGCTCTAAAACCTGCGGTTGAACCTGTTGGAGTATATACCAAACCCTTGCAAGCAAAGCATATTATTGCTATACTTATAGATGAACTATGGAAACTTTTACCTGCGAACGATGCAACAACAACTTTAAGAGGCGAGTGTACCCATCTCGACCAATTATTAGGTTCTGTTCAAGAGAATGCCAGAATGAGCGTCTTGGAGAACATAGAAAGTGTGAAACTTGCGGAACAAGCAAATACTTCAGTAAGTCAGCACTTGAACGAGAAGGACAACAGCAAGGACGTTTCTGCTCAAGAACCTGTAAGGGTCAGTGGCAACAACGACAAACAGGTGATGCCAACCCTAACTGGCGAGGCGGAAGGTGTAACTTTGACGGCTATATCTATATCCGTACTAACGGAAGGTATATCGGAGAACACCGTCTTATTGTGGAGAAACATATCGGAAAAAGTCTTACAAGAGATGAACACGTCAACCACATTAACGGCATCAAAACTGATAACAGAATTGAAAACCTTGAGGTTGTTACTGCTTCAGAACACTTTAGGAAACACTGGGAGTTCCACCTCGACACTACCAACCGTTAGACCCGCACTAGAACCTATAACAGTAGCTCGTAAACCTTTCAAAGGAAATGTCGCCCAGAACGTACTAGAGTGGGGTACAGGTGGTATCAATATAGATGGTTCGAGGGTAGGAAGCGAAGAAAGATTTAGTCAACCAGCAACAGCAGGGAAAGATACATTTAACTGTAGTCCTGGAAGCGGTAAAGAATATAAAGGCAAAGAAGTTACTGGCCGCTTCCCTGCAAATCTAATACACGACGGTAGTGATGAGGTAGTAGGGTTGTTTCCTGATACTAAGAGTGGGGGTGGAGATAGGAACAGTAAAGGTAAAACAGATTTATTCACTGGCTTTGGCGATACTGGAGTGGCAAGACCCTTTGAAGCTAACTCTGGCTCTGCTGCCCGCTTCTTCTACTGTGCCAAAGCTGGAAAAGCAGAACGCAATAAAGGACTAGAGGGGTTTGAGCAAGTACACCCAGGGCAAGTAACAGGTCGCAAGGTTGGTAGTGCAGGTGCGAAGAACGGTGGCTATGCAGGTATGACAGAAACACCCAGAGCTAATATTCATCCGACTGTCAAGCCTGTAAAGCTAATGCAATACCTAGTCAAGCTAGTCACACCAGTAGGAGGGACATGCCTCGACCCATTTTCTGGAAGTGGCACTACCGGCATAGCCTGTAAGCTAGAAGGCTTTGACTATATTGGAATTGAATTAGACGAAGAATATGTAAAGCTATCTGAGGCAAGGATTGAGGCGTGGGAGTCGGATAAGCAGGCTACGCTACTGTGATTAAATCAAACCCCTGCAAGACCTGCCAATCTACATGGCACACAAAAGCCTTCTGTCCGCAGAACCGCACCCCACTAAAGCAATCTACAAAAAGGATTAAGCCTATGTCAGACAAAACAAGAGCCAAGAGCCGGGTTAGGGATCAAGCCTGGTTCGAGCAGAACCCACCAGACACTGCTGGTTTATGGCAATGCTACCTGAGAATACACCCCAAATGCCCTCGGCTACTCAACAGACAAGACTTACTACTCGAACACGTTCAAAGCAAAGTACGTCGCCCAGAGCTAAAGTTTGCTGTGGATAACTTACGTCCGGCATGCGGATATTGCAATAAGCTAAAGGGAAGCCAAAGCATTGACGACCTAATAGCAAAAGGACATCTTCACTTACAAGCTTAAACATGATACAATTAGGGTACAACAATAAAGCTGGAAACCGTCGATGTCAAAGCCCCTCTTAACCCAAAAGCAAGCCAAGTTCGTTAAGGGCATAGCAGACGGTAAGACCAATACCCAATCAGCATTAGATTCTTATGACACAGACAGCTACGAGGTAGCAAACGCTATAGCAGTAGAGAACCTTCAAAAACCTTCAATACAACAAGCCATAGAATTAGCAAGGGTAAAACTTAACATAACACCCGAACGTGCATTAAAGCCAATAGACGATGGACTTAACGATCCCAGCATTGATGTAAGGATGAAAGCAAGCGACCGGGCGTTGAAGATTATGGGTATCGGCAAAGAGAGCACCGGCAACACAATCATATTTAACAAGGGCGATGTGGTGAAAAGCAAATATGTCAAAGATTGAGGCGTGGGAGAGCGAGAATAAACTGCTATGAAAGGAATTCTATAACAGTATGATAACAATTCACCAAATAGTTATACACAAGGACATACCAGGCGGGTGGAAGCGATATGTGGTAGACGTGAGGTTAGTAGACCCAGAGCAAGGTACACACATCTCAAAGGTTACTGGGCTTGAGTCCGCCAACTACGATAAGGTATTTCGCACTCAGAGCCAATACTTAGGTGTAGCACTAAGAAACGTAGGCAATGAACTAGCGAAGATTCTGGTGGTATAAGAAATGAGCATAGACTACAGGGCATTCATAGAAGACAACTTCACTATCAACACTACTGATGGTAGGACAGTACCGTTCGTTTTTAACGACATTCAAAGCTATTATTACGACTTACTTATCAAAGATTACGGTGATGACCTGTCAGGAGTCAGAGAGAACATCCTAAAGAGCAGACGTTTCGGCTTCAGCTCAATCATCGACGCTATGTTCGCAACCGACTTTATACTATCTGAGGTAGGGGCTATACCTCTGACCAACTCAGACGTTTACTCATACAAAGACCAAGACACTAAATCACTATTTACTAGAGTTAATCAGTTCGTGGACTCATGGCTGCTTAAAGACCAGGGGTACAGCTACCTTAACCTAGAGGATCGTAAGCATGTGCCAAGACTTCGCAAAGCATTCCTAAGAACAGATGTATCAGGCACTATGATAGCCGGACGTAATGGTGCTGAGTATCACTGCTTGACGGCTGGGGCTAGAGTTTCGGGGCGTGGCGGTACTAAGCAAAACATTCACTGGAGTGAGGTGGCATTCTACGGCAACACTGATATACTTAACGCTAGAGACTTAGTGACAGGTGCAGAAGAACAGGTATCAGGTGGTATCGGTAAGATATTCAGAGAGACTACTGGCAACGTAGCTGATGACTTCTTTAGCTCAGAGTATCACCTAGGCAAGGACGGCAAGTCAGACTTTAAGAGTAGGTTTCTAGCCTGGTATCTGTTCGGAGCGTATAAGACCGAAGCCCCGGCTGGTTGGGTAGCACCAGAATACTACCAAGGGCTTGAGGGTGTAACCAAAGACCAATGCTTCTGGCACTTTAAGAAGACTAGAGAGCTGACCGACAAGAGGCGGATGCGTGAATATCCGAGTTCGGACTCGGAAGCCTTCCTACTGGGAGGAGAACCATTCTTTGATGCAGACTCCCTAATGCACTACAGTAACCGTATAAAGAAGCCGATTAAAGAGGGGTTATATGTTCTATCTCTATCGTAAGCTAATGGAAAACGAGTTCTTCGTAGTCGGAGGCGATTGTGCTCAAGGCGGTGTAGACTCTAACCTTATCCAGTTCATGTCCAAGACCAATACCGATATACCGCTGAAACTAAAGATGCCGGGAGTCGCTGCCAACATGACACCATACCTGCACCAGGCACTCGAATGGATATACGACCAGACCAAAGTCAAGCCAGTAGTAGCCTTGGAGCGTAACAATGGCGGTGCTTCTGAGATGCACAACCTTATGATGATGAACAAGAACGGCAAGTACCGCATATATCAGATGAAGAACCGAGGCACAGAGGACGGCCAGGACAGGTCTAAGAACTTAGGTTGGAACACAACTAGCGAATCAAGACCTCGTATGTTAGGCGACTGGAAAGTAGCTTACGATGGACAGATGATAAGACTGTATGATGAGGACACCCTATCTGAGCACAAGACATTCATTGTGGCTAAGAACGGCAAGCCCGAAGCAGCACCCAATACCCACGATGATGAGGTGATTAGCTGTGCGATAGCCTGGCAGTTGTATATTACCGAGAACCCCATAACCAAACCAGTAAAGAATAGGCCGAAGCCTAAGAGAGTAAGGCTCCACATATGACCAACCACATAACAATACCGATAATAGAGGCGGTAGAATCTCAACATCATTGTAAGCAGTGTCCAGTCCCAAACCCAAACCTACAAGATGAGCAGAACAAAGCAATGTATGACAGGCATGTTGATAAACTAAAGGAGAATAAATGATTAGTAAAGCAGACGAAGATAAATTAGAAGAACTGACGAGCGAGTACCCTGTATTACGGCAAATTATAAAAGCCCTCGTAACGGAAGCAAGGATAGATGAACGTAATAAGTGCCAAGAGGTAATCAACCATTTAGCCAACGCAAGAATGGACTTAATGAAATACTCTATGCGATATACTGAACCAAAGGAGAATAAGCAATGAAAAAAGTTAAATCTATATGGAGTCTGTTGCGAGCAAAGCACTACGCAGTATTAGTAGCCGATAGCGAAGATGAAATCAGCTGGGCGATAGAAAGCTTGAGGAAAGCTGACGAACTAGCCGAACTAGAGGAGGAACTATAGCAATGAATGACAAGCACGTTGATAGCTTGAGCATTAAACTGCCGTTGGCTACTGAGTATAGGATAATACTAGACATGGCAGTTATGATGATGGAATCAGATTTAAACTTCCTGAAAGACAAACTAAGAGAGTTAGACGAACTAAAGGAGAATAAATGAAAAAACCAACCGAACTGCAACAAATAAAGGAGGCACGAAAGATCTACGATGCCGTTCTAGACTCCGCATGGGAAGCCTTCAACGCTATCCATGACCCTGCACAAGAAGCCTACGCAGCTAAACTAGAAGAAATCGAAGCCCAAACAGGGGTGATCATATCCGTTACCGGTAAGAAATATAAGTTGGTGGAGGTGAGTGATGAGTAACAATCACATAGAGCTGAAACTACAACCACCACGAAGCTATAGCCAGAAACGTAGATTAGCAGGGCATATGCGTGGCAAGGGTCGCACAGAACAAGAAATTAAGCGAGTTGTTTGGCATATAGAAAACTCCCCCAAAAGAACAGCTATTAAACTAGAGGAGAAACTATGATTATAGACCCATACGGTTACGGCTCAGGCACTAAGGTACTCGATATAACACCATTGAAAGAAAAGGGTGATGACTTGAAGAAGATGATTATACAAGGCGTTAAAGACACGCAGAAGTATGTGATCCAACAGCTACCCAACGAGCTACTGATGACCAAGGCTCAGTACAAGATGCTACAGCAAGACAAGTCGATGATGAACGCTCACGAATCCGAAGACCACTTATACATGACCCCTGATGCGGTTATGGAAGTAAGGGTGAAGCCATGACTAACCAAGAAATACTAGAGAAAGCTATCAAGAAGGTAGAAGCTCAAACAGGGCAGGTGTATGCCCATACTATGTTTGAACTATTTGACGACCTAACGATACTACAGGACTTTGCTAAGGCTTTGTGGGGTTCATTCAATGATGACCTAAGCCCTGGTATGCCGAGACTAACATTTCAACAACCGACCAGACTACCCGACAAATGGCAATACCACCTACAGCAGATGGTAATAGCCGAAGACCCTATCAAATATCTAGGGGAGAACTGTGGATAAGATTAAGTTCGGTCAAGTGATAACCGAGACTGTCGGCCAGGACGGTAGTGTAGTCATTGTTACAAAAGGCTACTACGATGGCCCAGTAACCGTCAAGGAACAGATACGAGAGGACATCAAGACCTCACAGCCTACACTCCTAACAGACGTTATCAAGTGCTTAGATGTGCTAAGGACTGATACCCCGGAACTAGTGATACGCATTACTAAAGACAAGTACGGTTCAGTCAACATTATTCAGAAGACTTGGATCACAGAAAAAAAGAAGATATAACACATTTGCAATAAGTGTTGTATAATCAAAGCATACTGCAACTAGCTCTACATAGCATTGCTGGGTGAACTATGTGTCGACCTATCTTGATAAAGACGAAATATACTCTCTATACACTACAGCTAAAGATGAATCATACACTTGGCGTAAAGATTACCAGGAGTTCGAGAGGCTGGCTGACAACGAGATTATCAGCGACCTCGATGAAACGCTACCAGAAGTCAACGATGGCTCACTAGCAGCTTCTTTATTCAAACTACCTAAACGAATTATCAACTCCAATCTATCTGGCAGGGCTAAGGCTACTGACCGTGATGACGAGTGGCTCACAGAACTAGCCAACATGCAATGGGAAAACGAGATTATGCCCAACGCTAACTCTCAAGCACCATTCATTCGCAAGTGGAAGGACGCAGTACGCAAAGCAGCCATATACGGCTCAGTACCGCTAATCACTCTATTTGTAGAGCGTGGCAAGTACACAGGTGCAGACTTCATTGTAGCCCAGCCCCAAGACGTAACCCTAGAGCCAGGCAAGGTATCAGACAATGACTCAGACATCATCTGGTGGGACGTTTACTACTCCAAGCTCCAGCTTAAAAAGACCATAGTTCAAGCTAAGAAAGAAATGGCTGAGGCTAAAGCATCCGGCAAAGAAGGCTACAACAAGTGGAACGTAGAAGCTTTGGAGAAGATACTAGCTGGCGACATGAAAGATGAACGCACCTCTCAAGATGACCACCGACAGAAGCAGGATAAATCAGTAGAAAAGGGTGGCTTCCACTTCTGTATATCATTCCAACGAGGCGTAGACGCTCCATTCTATATGCACCACAAGGCTACTAAGACATGGGTACGAGAGTGGACTAACCCTGACCCATCAGGCGACATACCAGTACACTTCCTATATTGTTACCAAGACTTTATCAACCCCTACGGAATTGGCATTGTCAAGTTAGCTGGTGGTACACAGAACGTACTCGACTACATGAGACAATCTGACATCCTAGCTACTATGATTGGTATTCGACCACCTATCTCAATCTCAGGCGATACCAGCGAGACTGACCTGGACTCAATCATTTACTCTCAAGACCAGCAGTGGATAACTGGCAACGCAGTAGTTAAGCGTGAAGAGCTAGGCTCACAGATATATGCCGAGATACCTAATAGAATCTCAATGTACAAGATATCCCTTAACCAGCTAATCCCTACAGGCGACACATCTATATCGTCCGGGGCGGGCGACCAGAACTATTCCAAGACCCCAGCTGGCGTTAAGTTCCAGGGTGCAGAGCTATCGATTGATGATGAGGACTTCAAGGATAACGTCAATATGACCTACGAGACTGTAGCTGAGTCAATGATTAACATTCACTTTGCTAACATGCAAGGCTCAGACCTTATGAAGCTATCAGAAGAAGAGATCGAGATACTAGCTGGTGCGGGGCTGCCGATGGAAGAGGGCAACACCGAGCTAGAAGTAGTATGGGATAACGTCCGAGGTATATTCGACTTTGAGGTAGACGCTGAACAAGACAAGACCCAAGACGAAGCCCAACGATTAGAGGGCTTGCTAAAGGTGGCTGAGTTTAGAACTATGGACCCGATGTTCGACCAGAAGCTTGCCAAGAGCGGTAAACAGATTGACGATGGCGAGTTATACACAGAAATCATCGGTTTAACCACAGATAACGAGAAGATATTGAAAGACATATCCGAAGAGGACATGCAGTCTCAAGAGCAAGGCCAACCACAGATAGACCCACAGACAGGTCAACCAATGGAACAACCCCCAGAAGAGAACCCAATCACGCCTGACCATGAGCTAAAAGCCGCCGAGCTTGAGCACAAGAAACAAGTAGACATGGGCAAACTAGAATTAGATAGCCGTAAGCTAGACCAGCAGGACGAAGAGCGTAAGGCCAACACCCCTACTGAGGATGAAGTGAACATGGAAGCCGTGATGAAAGAGTACAAAGTAGACGAGAATACCGCTAAAGCCATGCTAGAGGCAGAAAAGCAAGGATTTGACCCAGAAGAGATACTAGCTGGACTAGAGCGTAACCAAGGAGCCGAGGAATGAACCCAACAGCAACACCAGTCTATTCTGGCATGACATCAGCTTCATTCAAGAAGCAGGTAGAAAAGAAGAAAGAGAATCAGGACGAACGTGCTGGCAAGCAAGCTCAGATGGTACCAGCTGGCAAGATTATTGACATAGAGATTAGCAAGCTACGAACAGAGATTGGCTTAGAGCTGGCTAACATGATAAATGCCGACACTGACAAAGAAGATATAAAGTCTATTGTTATAGGGCTACGACTTGCTGACACTAAACTAGCCACACTCAACTTACGCTTGAATAACCTACTGAGAGTACCCAAAGCTAAACTAAAGGTCGATGGCGATGAGTAAAGATTACAGAGAGTACCAGGACTGGGTGAAGCAAGAGCAATCAGATCTACCGAGAGAAGAGGTTGTAGCCGACATGAAAGATAAAACCGAGTATGTGTTCGACATGGATAACATTAAGCCTATCAAGCACGCATGGGTTGACCGTGGGGCTAAGATGAGTTGCGAACATGCTGGACACCCTAATCATCAGGCTTTCAAGCGGAGCCGTGTATAAGGAGGGATAGCTCACTGTGCCTACAAAAAGATGTCACCTCATCAAAAATAGGCACAGTGAATTGTCTCCCCTGACAATAGAATCATCCACTTAAAGGATTGAGGCTCGCAACCTTAACTGCTGACAACAAAATAAGGGAGGTTTTACTATGGCAGATGATGAATCTACCAACACAGGTGCTGATGACAGTACCGATACATCAACTAACGAGGACGGTCAGGACACAGATGGTGACCTAGAAGACATCGAGGTAAATCTCGAAGACATCGCAGGAGCCGACGAAACAGAAGACACCGACGACTCAGAACAAAAAGAGAAAGACCCGGACACCAAGCCGGACGAGTCAGAGGAAGAATCAGAAGCTGATGAAGATGAGGATTCCAAAGAGGACGATACACCCTCTGAGGAAGAGCAGAGACGTGCAAATGACGAGAACGCTCGTAAACGTATAGCAGAACGTCAACAACGTGAAGACGCTAAGAATAATGCTCAACAAGAGTATCTAGACGAAGCCGATGACGAGAAGGACTTAGCTTTACGGCAACTCCAAGTCGAATCCTACAACAACAAGATCGAGGGCAATACTAACAAGCTACAGAACGGTATAGACCGATCACTTGCCAACATTGACATCTTTCGTGACGGCACTACCGAGGAAAAAGAAGAACTAGCCAGACGGTTAGAGGACTTTGAAGGACGATACGTTAAGTACGACCAGAACGGCGACCCGGTTGAAGTTAAAGCAGACGTGTATCAATATTTACAAAAAGAAGCTGACTCTATACGGAGGCTTACCAGTGTAGGTGCGAGGAAGCAAGCCAAAGATAAGGGCAAAGTAACAGCCCGGACAACCACAGCCCCATCCAGAACACCAAAACCAGCGGCGAAAGACCCAGACATGGACGCTTTCGACGAGGAAGCCAACAAGTATTAGAGTCCTAACATGAAAAGGAACTAAGACTATGGCTATCAACTTAGCATCGAAGTTCGAGAGGAAGACCTCAGAACTGCTAAAAGCCCGTGCCAAAACCTCTGGTATTATCAACCAGGATTACAATTGGGACGGCGTAAATGCAATTAACATTTACACATTGACAGACCCGACAATGAACAATTACGCTCCATCAGGTGCTAACCGTTACGGTTCACCAACTGAAGTGCAAGACACAAAGCAGACATTCACATTGACTCGTGACCGTGCATTCGCTAACACAATCGACATGAGCAACTACCAGGACACTATGGAAATCCGCAAACCTGCGAAATTCCTAGCTCAAGCTACTAAGAACGTGCTTGTACCTGAAGTTGACACATACCGACTAGCAACACTAGGAACAGCTGGTGCTTTGACTAACGGTGGTAACTACGGAACTATCACAGCTCGTAACAACATTGTTACAGCTGGTGCTACTACTGCGTCAAACGCCCACACTAACTTCCTAACTCTGCAAGCAGACATTACTAACAACGAAGCTTCAGAAGAAGGACGTGTGGCTGTTATGACCGCTTCTTACTACAATCTCCTTAAACAAGGTGGATTCGTACTAGACAGCGACAAAGGACAGACCAAACTAGACAGTGGAGACCTGGGAGCAGTAGACGGCGTATCAGTCGTTATCTGCCCTAGTACCCGTATGCCAAGTGCAACTGATTTAATTATCACGCACCCAAGCAACATGGTTGCTCCAGAGAAATTGAAGGACTACACAGTTCATAAGAACCCACCAGGCGTAAACGGCTACTTAATAGAGTACCGAATGCGTTACGATGCGTTCTTTGACCTGAACAAAATCTTCAGCCTAGCGATCCACAAGACGAGCTAATAGAAACTAACTAAGGAAGGGACAATCATGCCTCTAGAACCAAAGAAATCTAAACACCTTCAGGAAGTGGAGGATGATGCAGTTCGCATTCAGACTCGACGTTTCAACGACTATCTTGAAGATCAACAATATCAAAAGGCTAAATTAGAGGAAGCTGAACCATCAGAACCAGTGGAACCTAAAGTAGTAAAGCAAGAGGATGAGTCAGTCTCATCCAAGAAAGGTAAGAAATAATGGCTATTGACACAGCAGGTGTAAACATTCGTGGCTTCGGTTACCAAACCAAAGAAGACATCAGTGCAGCAACACTAACAACAGACATAAACGACAGCGGTAAGGTTTTGAACTTTACTGGCGCAACTTGTGTAGTAACCCTACACGCAGTAGCAGCTGGTGAAAACATGACTTTCCGAGTCGGTGCTAACCCACAAGTCTTAACCCTAAGCCCTAACGCAAGTGATGGCATTAAGGGCAACGACCTAGCTGGTGTAGACGACAAAGACCTCGTATTCACTAACCAACCAATCGGAAGCTTCGTTACCCTACAGGGTGGCAACTCGACTGCATGGCTAGTTACTGCAATAAGTGGTGTTACAACTACCGAAGCCTAAACATTAACAAATTGAAATCCGCCTATACCGTCACGACAGAGTAGTCAATGACCAGAACTCTGCGACAACATAGGCTCTCTCAAATAACAAGGAAAGTAAAATAACATGCCAAAATTCATAAGACAAGGGGACAACA